CTTCTCTAGAACAGTGGCGAGAAGAATATGAAAAAGCGAAACAAGAAAAGAAAAAAGGGATCAAGAACGAAATTGAACTATCTATTGAAGATGAAAGGGCCTCAAAACAAAAAGTTGTAGACATCCTAAAAAAGAGGAACCACCTTATTCTGATCGCTCAGAATCAAACAGGCTTAAACAATATATTTAAGCTTGTATCGGAGAGTTACAAAGATGAAAACTTTTATAGATATCCTAGAATTGATTATAAGCTTCTTGATTTATATGGTGACGGAATTATTGCCTCTAGTGCTTGTCTTGGTGGTATTTATGCTGGTGATTATTGGGATTATCGCGACGTTAGCAGCGCTGCTGTTTTAAATGCAATGCGACAAACAACGGAGCGTATGAAAAATATATTTGGTGATCGCTGGTACGGAGAACTTCAGTGGAACAACATTCCTGAACAACATGAACTTAATCAGCATATTGTTCAAGTTTGCAAGGAGTATGATGTAAAGCTTATTTCCACCGCCGATAGTCATTATCCCAACCCTGACGCTTGGAAAGACAGGGAACTATATAAAAGGATTGGATGGTTGGGCAAAGGTGGCTTGCCAGAATATATGTCTGCTGAACTTCCTTCCGGAGTTGAAGAAATTGGATATGAACTGTATCCAAAGAACGGAGAGCAAATGTGGGAGTCATATCACACATATTCCAAACAGGTAGGATTTGATTATGACGATGATCTTGTTTTGGATTCGATTAAGAGGACAGAATATATCGCTCACGACTTGATTGAAGATTTTATGCCGGATAACGAAGTTAGGCTTCCAAGCTTTGTCATACCAGCTGGAAAGACAGATATTCAGGCATTGACACAAGATTGCCTCGAGGGCCTAAAAGAAAAAGATCTTGATAACAAACAAGAATATGTAGATCGTCTTAAAGAAGAATTATTTGTCATCAGGGATCGTGGCTTTGCCAAGTATTTCCTTACAATGAAAGCAATTGCCGACAAGGCGAGTTCGGTCCAATTGACCGGTCCAGGTAGAGGGTCGGCAGCGGGATCACTTGTTGCCTATGTTCTAGATATTACACAGGTGGACCCGATTCGCCACGGTCTTCTATTTTCAAGATTCTTGAGACGAGATGCTGTAGACTATCCTGATATCGATTATGATGTTGCAGATCCTATGGAGCTTAAGGAAATGTTGATCGAAGAATGGGGAGACAATACAGTTGCTCCCATTTCGAACTATAACACCCTTCAGTTGAGATCTCTAATCAAAGACGTGTCAAAGTTTTATGATGTTCCGTTTATTGAAGTTAACGATGTAACCGGAAAAATGATTTTCGAAGCGACCCCAATTGCAAAAAAGAAGCATGGTATCAAATCGGGCGTATATACTCCGACTTTCGAAGAGGTAATGGAATATTCGGAAACTTTGAAAAAGTTTCTAGATAAATACCCTCAACTCAAGACTCATATCGAAGCTTTACTTGGACAGGTTAGAAGTATATCTAGGCATGCCGGAGGTGTTGTCGTTGGCGAGGATTTGGATAAGTGGATGCCACTTGTTAACAGTGGGGGAGTAAGGCAAACTCCTTGGTCGGAGGGTCAGAACGTGAGACATCTTGAGCCTCTTGGATTTATTAAGTTTGATATTCTTGGATTAGCCTCATTAAGAATGATTGAAGGTTCAATCCGACATATTCTCAAAAGGCATCACGGAGTCGAAGAGCCGACGTTTGGAGATGTGAAGAAGTTTTACAACGAGAAGCTTCACCCGGATGTTATTAATTTTAACGATCAGAATGTGTATAGAAATGTGTTTCAAAAAGGTAAATGGACTGGCATCTTTCAGTTTACAGAGCAGGGAGCACAGGAATTTTGTAAGAAAGCGAAACCGAAAAATTTAATCGACATTTCAGCTATTACTTCAATTTATCGTCCTGGTCCACTTGGAGCAGATGTTGATAAATCTTATGTGGCAGCAAAGAAAGATCCTGGAAGCGTCAATTATGCTCACAAACTTGTAAAGGATGTGACAAAAGAAACCTACGGTTTCCTCATCTTCCAGGAACAGATTGCTTTGTTGGCTCATAAACTAGGCAAGAACATTTCCCTTGATGAGGGCAACGCTCTGCGAAAGTACTTGACCAAGAAAGGTACCGGAGATGAATCAAAGAAAAAAGAAAAGATTTACAACAAGTTTGTTGAAGGCTGCATAGAAAAGAAACTATCAATGAGCCAAGCAGATCAACTTTGGCAGACGTTTGAATACTTCTCAGGATATGGCTTTAACAAGTCTCATGCTGTCAGTTACAGCATTTTGAGTTTTCAATGTGCATGGCTGCTGAATTATTATGCGGTTGAGTGGACAGCTGCCTTTCTGGACAAAGAACCCGAGAGTAGAAAAGAGAAAGCAATCAATATTGCTAAGTCAATGGGCTTTGAAATTCAACCTCTCGACATTAATTCTTCTGGAACAGTATGGGAAATATCTGCAGATGGCAGAACTCTTATCCAGCCTTTAACCTCTGTTAAGGGATTAGGAGAAAAAGCTATTGAGCAAATTATTCAGCACAAACCATTTAATACTGCTGAAGAGTTACTATTCAACGAAAATATTATATATGGCAAACTTAATAAAAAAGCATTAGATGTTCTTGTTCGCAGCGGCGCAACAGATAATTTAATTGATGATAGATTTTCTGGAATGAAACATTTTTGGTCTGCTGTTGTTGTTGATCGTCCAAAGAAAGAAAAGCAGCTTCACGAGAATATTGAACTCTATAGACCAGAAGGCGACTTTACAGATGAAGAGAAAATTGCCAACAAGGCAAATTTGACTGGCGTATTTCCAATTGATCTTGTATTGACTGAACAAGTCAAAAGCAAACTTGAAGAGTATTTTGTCCCTCCTATTGCTGAATACGATTCAGAACTTCAGGTTGTCTGGTTTATTCCTCGCGAGATCATCAAGAGGAAAACAAAGAATGGAAAAGAATATTGGATTGTAAACGTGATTGATTCAACAAGCAATCAAACTACAATTAGATGTTGGGGAGTTCGCGAGAGAGATATAATTCACATCAATCGTCCCTATATGTGTAAGATTGATCATAATGAGCAATGGGGGTTTTCATCGAGATCGATAAAACATAATTGGAGATTGTTAGGATAAAAATTTGACAAAACAAAAATTTAATGATATAAAGGAGTTACAATGAAAATTAAATTTTATAAAATCCGTTCCAAAGCAAAATTACCTGTGAGGGCGCATTCGATTGATGCTGGAATGGATTTATTTTATTGTCCGGATCCGAATCGAGACCCTGATTGTTTTTGGAAACCAGAGGGGGAATATAGAATTCCTCCGGGAGAATCTTGTTTGGTACCAACAGGGCTTAAAGTTGTTGTGCCAAACAACTACATGTTCGAGATTAAAAATAAATCTGGAATCGCTCATAAACAAAAATTAATTGTCGGCGCTTGTGTTATTGACCCTGGATACACTGGTGAAATATATGTTAACTTGCACAACATTGGAGGCTCAACAAAAGTGATTCAACCTGGCCAAAAGATCGCGCAGGCTGTGTTAGTGCCAATAGTTATCTGCGAAGCCGAGGAAATTAAAAAAGATCCTTCCTTATTAAAGACTGATCGCGCCAGCAGTGGTTTTGGAAGCACGGGACTAGTATGAATAAACAGACACAACAAACAATGTTTTCTTCCAAATCTGAAGAGTGGGAAACCCCACAAGAATTGTATGACTATCTAAATCATGATTACAGATTTACTCTTGATCCTTGCGCCACTCATAAGACTGCGAAGTGTGAAAAATATTACACTAAAGAGGATGATGGACTTAGCAAAAGTTGGGAAGGTGAAAAAGTCTTTATGAACCCTCCATATGGAAAAGATATTAAAAAATGGATCAAGAAGGCTTATGATGAAGGGCAAAAGCCAAATACGATAGTGGTTTGTTTGATGCCATCGCGAACAGATACAAAATATTGGCACCAATATTGCATGAGGGCTTGGAAAATAAACTTTATTAAAGGCCGGCTTAAATTTAAAAACGATAACGCCGGTAATAACTCTGCTCCCTTCCCATCAGCTATTGTTGTTTTTAAAAATTTATATGGTTGCGGCGCAGTCGGCGGCGCCGTTGGCATCTCAACCCTGGAGGCCAGATGACTAAAGCCGCAAAAAAAATACAAAGAAAAATTAAAAAAATGAATAAGAAACAAGCAGAACGAGAGTTAAAAGAAAAAATTAATATGTTTTCGCAACTAGAAGATTCTTGTCTCGTTTGCAATAAACCATTTGATAAAAAGAATAAAGAAATGGTACAATCATGGTACGTTGTCGTTAGAAAAGAAAAAAATAAAGTTAATCTTTATTGTCCAGAATGTTGGAATAAGGCAAGTAGTTTTGTAGAACAAATAAAGGAGGAAATGAATGCAGAAAAGTCTTAGTTTTGATGATGTTTTATTAGAGCCAAAATATTCAGAGATTAAAAGTAGAAATGAAGTCGATATTGGAAATTTTTTAGATGAAAAAACATACCTGGATTTACCAATTATTTCTAGTCCAATGGACACAGTCACTGAAGATGAAATGTCATGGACCATATATGATGAGGGTGGATTGGGCGTAATCCATAGATATAACACAATTGAAGAACAAATCGCCCTCGTTAAAAAAAGAAAAGCCGAGGTTGCAGCAGCAATTGGAGTTACTGGAGATTATGAGGCTCGCGCCAGCGCTTTGTGGGAAGCGGGCGTGAGGGTTATTTGCTTGGATGTAGCTCACGGACATCATGTTTTGGTTAAAAATGCGCTTGAAACATTGAGATGGCTTTTTCGAGATAAAATTCATTTGATGGCTGGCAACGTGGCGACACTTGATGCGTTTAATGATTTGGCAGACTGGGGAGCAAACAGCATTAGAGTGGGTATTGGTGGCGGTTCAATTTGTAGCACAAGGATCAATACTGGTCATGGTGTACCAACTTTTCAATCAATACATGATTGCTCATACTCAGATAGAGATGCCAAATTAATTGCTGATGGCGGAATTAAAAATAGCGGCGACGCCGTAAAAGCCCTGGCAGCGGGAGCAGATTTTGTTATGCTTGGTTCAATGTTGGCTGGAACCGATGAGTCACCAGGAGAAATATTTACAAGTGGAAATAAAAAATATAAAGTTTATAGAGGTATGGCTTCGAGGTCTGCGCAAATGGATTGGAGAGGGCAATCATCTTCTCCTGAAGGAATATCAACTACAATTCCATACAAAGGTCCGGTAGCTGATATTCTTCGAGACATTGCAGGAAATATTAGAAGCGGGCTCTCTTATACCGGAGCACGAGATTTGCGAGAATTTCAATCAAAAGCAACGTTTCTTTGCCAGACAGCTGCTGGCCAGCATGAAAGCTCGACACATATTTTGAGGCGATAGTGTTTCATAAGTTTAGAAAGGCCGAAAAACAAGTTTGTTTCGAAGATTTTGACAAAAAGCATGCGGATTTAAAGATTAGATTGCATTATGATGGCTTACGACAGAATGAATTTTTTAGATTAATGATGAGAAAATATATTGATAAGGATGAAAACATGATGAAAATTATTGACGAGTATAAAGGGGAAAAAGGAAACCAAAGTATAACAAATAGAAAAAAGTCCAAACAGTTGATCGAGAAGGGTCGAGATCTTGAGAATAAGCTTACTTTAGATTTAAACGAGGTGGAAGATATATTCGATCTGTTGGAAAAGGAGCATCCAGAATTATGAAAAAATGTTGTAATTGCTGTGTTGCCAATAGTGTCGGATGCCCAATTGAAGATTGTAAATATTGGATCAATTATGAAGATGATTTAAACTGTACATTAATCGCAATTGAAAAAAATGGACCTATGACTTTGAGAGAGGTTTCAGAAAGATTGGGCATAAGTTTTGTCAGAGTTAAACAAATACAAGACAAATCTTTAAAAAAGTTTATGACATCTCTCGATAAGGAAGTTTTTTAATCGATTATTGAGCTTTTTGTCGTGCAGTGAACTATTTATTTTGAAAATGTAAAACTATCTGCCACCCACAGGAGAAAATCAAATGAGCAAAAAAAGTTTACTTAAGGAAAACACCATCCGCCGGTTCATGAAACTGGCCTCAATCGGGCCTCTGACCGAGACCTTTGTTGATAAAATCAAAGAAGAAGGGGAAGAGCTTGAAGAAGTAGGCATGCCAGGATCCCCGGATGACCTGCCGGTAGAAGATGAGCCCTTGGAAGAGCCCGGACTCGAACCCGGCGCCGAAGAGGAAATGCCAGTAGAGCCTCCGCTTGGGGGCGAAGGCGAAGGTGAGGAAGGTGGACTTGGACTTTCTCCTGAAGTAGCCGAAGAGGTGGCCGAGAAATTGGCTACCGGCTTCGCCGAAGTCGTAGAAGATGCCTTGGGTGTTGATGGGCTTTTAAGCGTTGAGAAGGAAGGTGAAGAAGGGATGGAAGAGCCTGGCCTAGAAGAACCCGGCCTAGAAGAACCCGTACTCGAGCCCGGCCTAGAAGAGCCAGGCCTAGAAGGGCCACCTCCAGGAGAAGGCGAAGAGGAGATGATGCAAGAGGACGATGAGGAATACCTCAATGAGATCACAAAGAAAATTGTAGAACGTCTTCTTGACCAGAAAAAGAAAGAAAAGGCTGAAAGAAGAGCAAAAGACAATTACGTAGAAAAGTTAAGTGAACAAATCGTAAATCGTGTCTTCTCTTCCTCAAAAAAAAGATAAATAAGAGGTTTGCATGCCTGAAGGCATGAATGAATTTTTATGGTTTGTATTAGGAGTTTTCTCTTACAGGATTGTATCGGGAATATTTCAATATGGTCAGCTAGCTGTATTATTTGAAGATCAGCTACACCACATACTAAAATTGTTAGATATTTTCTCAAAAGATCTTGACAACGCCCTCGAAATGAAGTATAGTATTATGAAAGATGCTGGCGTTCATAGAGAGGAAGTTAAGATTATTCAAGACGCTGATGATAAATTATTGAAAATTTGGAGAGAAACAACGATTGCCCGCATAATTACTCATTGGCCAGGGCTTTATAGAAAGCTCATACAGTTCAACGACTGGAGAGAAGCAATGAGACAAGTACGAAATGCTAAAAAGAAAGTTGTTGCAAAATAAAGAGGGATGTGCTAACATGAAGAATAAAAAGGAGAGCGAAGTGAAAGCTATAATTTGGAAAGTATTTTCTAACGAAGAAGGGGGACATTACCATTTGCAGATCGAAGGAATAACAGGAAAACGTATAAAAAAGAAGGTTCTTTCTGCCACTGAAGGGTGGCGTGAAATTGGTAACGGGTGGACAAAAGATGACAGAGAAACTCTTTTGCTATCGCGAAAGTTCAAAGAGCCAAATTCTTGGATCAGTTGGGCTAACCAATTTCCTTTTGAACTGCAAGAGGTCAATAGAAATGGAAAAGTTAAAAAAGTTAAGAAAAGGGGGCAAGCTTGAAAAGAGTTCTTAAAGGAGAGAAGGAAGAGAAACAGGAAGAGCAGGCTGAGCCCATCGCGACAGACCTTTCACAATTACTACTGTTAAATGATCCTGCCGCTGAGCCAGCAAAACTTAGAATAATTGGTTTATACGGCGAAGTCGACGAGGAAAGAGCAGCCGAAACAACATATTCATTGATGGCGCTCAAAGAAATGGGAAAGAAAGAAGAGCATTCAGATCCGGAAGATCTCGAATCAGAGATTACGACCACATATGAATCATTGAATTTTATTGTGTCAACTTGGGGCGGAAGTGCTGCGGACATGTTTGCGATCTATGATACCATGAGAATGGTAAGAAAAGATTGTGAGATACACACTCTAGGTCTCGGTAAGGTCATGTCAGCAGGAGTTTTGTTGCTAGCGTCAGGAACTAAAGGGAAGAGACAGATTGGTCAAAACTGCAGACTAATGCTTCATGGAGTCTCCGCCGGCCAACATGGCAATATTTCAGATCTTGAAAATGAAATGGCCGAGGCCAAATGGACTCAAGATAGGCTGATTGCCTGCTTGATGGAAGAAACAAGAATGACAAAGAGACACATTAAAAAGATTTTAGCAAAAAGGATGAATGTGTATCTCACAGCGGAAGAGGCTATAGAATTAGGAATAGCAGACAAAATCGTCTAGTAGGAACTATTTATTAGCATGAACATTGAAGAAAGAATTAAAAGAAGATTCGATAAAAGAACTCTAAATTTCCACAGGCTTCTGGAGATGGTCGAACGACAACTTGACGTGAACGCCATGGACCCTTCAAACTCTATTTCTGAAGAAGAAAACTTTATCTCGGAGGCTCCCGAAGAAGGAACCTTACAAAAAAGCATATTGGACTTTTTACCTAAGCTTCAGATTAGTGAAGATTGGGGAGTTGTTGGCTCCGAAGATAGGGGTGTCTTTGAAAAGTACATGAACAAAATTCGAGGAGACAGTCTTCCGGACAAGATCAAATTTATTAATCAGTTTGTGTCGGGGGAGTCGACTGAAGCTTTTGATATATCTGAGGTTTTATCTAATTTAGTTTTTTTAGAGCTACTGTCTAGTGTTGTTGAAAAGTTTTCGCCCTCTGGGGCCGGTTTCTTGTTTGAAGCGTTTCTTGCCGGCATGCTCAGAGGAACGCAGGTCACAGAAAAAGTGATGGGACAGCTG